TTTTTACTTTATTTTCGACCGCTACGGTATGATGCTGGATACTTCCGACAGTAGATACACCCCGGTTTTACCTATTTTTTATTCAAATTTCACGCAGATATGATAGCGGCCAAGTCTAAAGGGCTGTTATTCTATTTTTACTATTTTAAAGAATAAAGGAGTGTCATGTTTTGAAAAAAATACTGTCTGCATTTCTGGTAATAGCAACGTTGATCCTTTCATTCAGTTTTACTGTGGCCGCGCTTTCTATCCCCGGCGGAATGCCGGATTTGACCTCCGACGGAGAGGCACTTCCATTTTATGTCATTGCGGATACGCACTACTTTGAAAATGAACTTGGCGCTGAAGGAGAGGCCTATGAGGCAAGGAGCCTCACGGACCAAAAGTGCATTGCGGAGACGGGTGCGATTATAGACAGCGCTTTTGAGCAGATGGCCGCGGATACGCAAACCAATATCGTTTTGATAGCGGGCGATTTGACATTTAACGGGGAAGCGGAAAGCCATAATGGCTTCATAAAAAAACTCGACAAACTAAGGGACAGCGGGAAGAAAATCTATGTGATTACCGCGCGTCATGATTATAACGACCACCCAATAGCCTTTTCTGGGGCAGAACGGATTCCTGTTGCAGGAACGAAACGGGAAGACTTAATGGATCTCTATTACGAGTATACTATAAAAGACGCCATCGCCGTAAACCGCGAATACCTTTCGTATGTGGTGCAAATGGCGGACGGCGTGCGCTTGCTGGCCATTAATAACGACGGGGATTGCAAGGACTTTAAAGGGATTTATCCGGAACATATGGAATGGATCACCGCGCAAATAGAAGACGCCAAACAGAGCGGCAATCTCATTTTTGGCATGACGCATTATCCCGTCCTGCCGGGCGCTCCAATCATGGGTCTTATCGACGATGCAGTTATGCATGACTGGCAGACAGTCGCCACCACATTGGCCGATGCGGGAATGCCGTTGATATTTACCGGGCATATGCACATGCAATCCGTCAACAAATGGGTTACGCCAAGCGGCAATTTTATTTATGATATCTGTTCCGGCGCGCTTGTAGGCGGGCCCTGTTCCATACGCAAAGTGGTTTTACAGCCAGATGATTGGAAAATGCAAATCACCACTTCAACGATAGCAGATTTTGATTGGGACAAAAGCGGTATGACCGCGGATGAATATTTCATCTGGCGTTTCAACCGGATGATCGAGCATGAAATTATATCCATGCTGGAAAATTATCCAAAGATTTTTACTACCCTTTTGCAGAACGCGAAAATGGGTACGGTTGCAAAGCTGTTTCTTTTCCGCGCGGATTCCTCTTTGCAAAATAAAAAAATAATGGATTTTGCTATTGAACTTGTGCGCAATGTATTTTATGGTGATCAACCCTATACGCGCGGCACGCCTGAATACGATTATATCATGAAAGTGCTGAAGCGTCTGAGCCCTGTTGTGTTTATCTTGGAGAAGATAGTGTTCTCCGAAAACGAACTGCTGTGCGATATTCCAGGGTTCCTTGCGTCCCTCATGGGAAAAGAGCAGAAAATTGACAATAACGCAGAGATTGATTTAAAGCGTGGAACCGCTGACTCTCTCCCATTCCAAAGCGGTTTCTAAACGTGAAGGTGGAGCCGGTTATTATTGAGGGTATCGCAATGGCGAAGAATGCCGTGGGCATGGCAATCGCCACCGAAGAATATGGCGCCACCTTTTTCAAAAATGGCGCGAACCCAGGAGGAGTTTTGGAGCATCCCGGTGTGATCAAGGACATCCAACGCGTCAAGGACAGCTGGAACGCTGCCTACGGCGGCAGTGGCAACGCGCACAGGGTGGCGGTACTTGAAGAGGGCATGAAATTTCAAGCGATTGGCATACCTCCCGAAGCCGCGCAATTTTTGCAGACCCGCAAGTTTCAGATAAGCGAAATTTCACGTATTTTTAGGGTGCCGCCCCATATGGTTGGCGATCTCGAAAAATCCAGTTTCAGTAATATCGAACAACAATCATTAGAGTTTGTAAAGTACACGCTTGATCCGTGGGTGGTACGCTGGGAGCAGGCGATTCAGCAGTCGTTAATTCTGCCCTCCGAAAAGGGCTCTTTGTTTGTCAAGTTCAATGTGGATGGATTGTTGCGGGGGGACTATAAATCGCGCATGGAGGGCTACTCCACTGCCCGGCAGAATGGTTGGATGTCGGCGAACGACATCCGGGAACTGGAAGATATGAACCTGATTCCTGCTGAGGAGGGTGGCGATTTGTACCTGGCTAACGGTAATATGTTGCCATTAACTTTTATCAAAACAAAAAAATATGAGGGGGCAGACGACATATAAAAGGGAGTTATTATGGTCTGTAGTTTATGTGGTGCTGAGGTGGGGTGCATAAAAGCGCCCTTTGGCTACGCAATGGCTTGTGTTTCGGAGAGTTGTAAAAATCACAATCCGAAGCGGTTCTGGCTTACGCCGCAGGCAGCGGAAAAATATTTTTTAGAGGAAGGAATGCTATGAAAAATTGCTTCTGGCGATGGGTACGTAATGAAACCAGTGGAGAGCGCAGCCTTTATTTGAACGGCCCCATCGCCGAGGAAACTTGGTTCGGAGACGAGGTAACGCCCAAGCTGTTCAAGGACGAACTGCGCTCCGGCAGCGGCCCCGTCGCTGTCTATATCAATAGCCCGGGCGGGGACGTCTTCGCCGCTGCGCAGATTTACAATGCGCTGATGGAGTACGGCGGCCCCGTCACTGTCAAAATTGACGGCATCGCGGCTTCAGCGGCCAGCGTCATTGCCATGGCTGGCGGCGAGGTACTGATGTCCCCAGTTAGCATGTTGATGGTGCACAATCCGGCCACGCTGGCATGGGGTGGCGCGGAGGAGATGCTCCGGGCAAAAGCCCTGCTGGACGAAGTCAAGGAAAGCATCATCAATTCTTATGAGCTCAAAACCGGGCTGTCACGGGCAAAGCTGTCTCATTTGATGGACAACGAAACGTGGATGAATGCCAAAAAAGCCGTGGAGCTTGGATTTGCCGACAAAATCATGTTCACAGGTGAGGAAGAACCCGCCGCCGGAGCTCCCGACAACAATATCTCTCCGGGGATCATGTTCAGCCGCGCCGCAGTTACAAACTCCCTGCTCGGAAAACTGCCGAAACCACAGACAAAAGCTCCCGAGCTCCCAGTAAAGGAACCCGATCCCCCCGAGCCCGTGCAGCCAGCGGGTACGCCTGTTGACAGTCTCTACCAGAGGCTGAATCTCATCTCGCACTGATTACGAAGGAGGATATATCACAATGAGCAGAATATTGGAATTACGCGAAAAGCGCGCAAAAGCCTGGGACGCGGCAAAGGCGTTCCTGGACACCAAGCGAAACGACAGCGGGCTGCTGTCTGCCGAGGATTCCGCCACCTACGATAAGATGGAGGCGGACGTGGTCGCCCTGGGAAAAGAGGTAGAACGGCTGGAACGGCAGTCAGCACTGGACGCGGAATTGGCGAAAGCGACCAGTACGCCTATCACGAACACGCCTTCCGCAGCGCCCGGCGAGGAAAAGACAGGCCGCGCTTCCGGCGAGTACCGAAGGGCCTTCTGGAATTCCATGCGCGGGCGCGGCGATTTGCCCGCCGTCCAAAACACTCTGAAGATTGGAACCGACACGGAAGGAGGGTTTCTGGTTCCGGAGGAATTCGAGCGAACCCTGATTCAGGCCCTGGAGGAGGAGAACGTCGTCCGGCAGATTGCCAAGGTGATCAGTACCGGCAGCGACCGCAAAATTCCCGTCGTTGCCACCAAGGGCGCCGCCTCCTGGGTAGACGAGGAAGGCGCCATCCCCGAGAGTGACGACAGCTTCGGGCAGTACAATTTGAGCGCGTTTAAACTGGCCACCATGATCAAGGTGTCGGACGAGCTCCTGGCCGACAGTGTGTTCGACATCGAAAGTTACATCGCTCAGGCCTTTGCCGGGCGCATCGGCACCAAGGAGGAGGAAGCTTTTCTCACCGGCGACGGTGCGGGCAAGCCCACCGGCATCTTTGCCGACACGGGCGGTGCGCAGCTCGGCGTAACCACCGCGTCCACCACTGCCATCACCCTGGATGAGCTCATGGATTTGTTCTACAGTCTGAAATCGCCCTACCGCAGGAAGGCCTCCTTCCTGCTGCATGACGCCACGGTCAAGGCCATCCGCAAATTGAAGGATTCTACGGGCCAGTACCTCTGGCAGCCCTCCATCAAAGAAGGTACCCCCGATGTCATACTGGGCCGTCCGCTGATCACTTCGTCCTACGTACCGGAGGTTGCCGCGGGCAACAAGACCATCGCTTTTGGCGACTTTTCCTACTTCTGGATTGCCGACCGGGAGGGCCGCGTGTTCAAGAAACTGGTAGAGCTCTACGCACCGACCGGACAGGTTGGCTTCCTGGCCACCCAGCGTGTTGACGCCAAACTGATCCTCCCGGAGGCGGTCAAAGTGCTCGTTATGAAAAGTTGATGAAGACAGAAACTCGACTTTTACAACGGGTTAAAAAGAACCTTATCCTGGAGCACAGCGCGGATGACAGCTTGATTAAAGGCTTCGTCCGCGCAGCCACCACCTATGCGGAATCCTACCAGCACGTCGCCGATGGTTTTTATGCCGGTAACCCCATGCCCGCCACCACCGAGCAAGCCGTGATTATGCTGTCGTCCCACTTTTACGAAAGCCGGGACGGCAGCACAGCCGGATTTTTTGGGGACAGCGTGCAGGCGGGGCAACAGGTGTGGAATACCGTCAATATGCTGCTGCGGCTGGATCGGAGGTGGGTCACATAAGCTTTGGAAAAATGAATAAGCAGGTCCAGATTGTCACCACCACCCAAACCAAGGACTCAGAAGGTTTTGCAACTCCCAGTGACACTGTCCTCGCTACGGTTCGGGCCTATTTTGAGCCAAAAAACAGCACGGAAAAGTGGCGCAACGACGCTGTGTTCGCGGAGGCCTCGGCGCTGTTCAGATTCCGGGTCATCCCCGGCCTGGCGGTGGACACGTCCCTTTTCCTTATATATATGGGCAAGCGCTACAACATCATATCCGTTGAAGACGTGCGCGGACGTGGAATGTATATGGAATTGATTGCAAAGGCGGTGACCGGCAGTAGCTAAAGCGCTTTTTACGATGCCAACAAGTTTCTTGGATCGCATTGCCACCCTGGGTGAAAAGACGGATGAAATCGTGCCCCGCGTGCTGGAGGCTGGTGGAAGAGTCATGTACGCGCGTGTCAAAGGCAACCTGCAGGCGGTCATCGGCAAAACCAAATACCCCTCCCGCGCTACCGGCGAACTGCTGAACGCGCTGGGCGTTTCGGGGGCCCGGATGGACCGGGAGGGCAATTTCAACGTGAAAGTTGGCTTTTCCGAGCTTCGGCGCGACGGAGAATCCAACGCGAAATTGGCGAACATTTTAGAATACGGGAAGCATGGCCAGCCTGCCAGGCCGTTTCTAAAACCCGCGAAATCCCAAAGCAAAGCGGCTGCTATCGAGGCGATGGTTCAACAATTGGAAGAGGAGTTAGATAACGTTTGACGTTTCTGGAGGAACTGGACACTCTCATCACTGGGTTGGGCCTTCCCGTGGAAACCGGCGTTTTCTCCGGCAAGGCCCCGGAGGAATATGTCGTTGTCACGCCGTTGGCTGATGTTTTTGAACTTCACGCCGATAACTGTCCGCAGTTTGAAACGCAGGAGGCCCGGCTGTCGCTGTTTTCCAAAGGCAACTACATAAAGCGGAAAAATATGATTGTGCGGGCGCTGCTGGCGGCGGAGTTTACCATAACGGCCCGGCTGTATGTCGGGCATGAGGATGATACTGGATATCACAGCTATGCCATTGATGTGGCGAAAAATTACGAGTTTCAGGAGGGTTAAAAGTGTCAACTATTGGGCTGGACAAGCTATATTACGCAAAAATCACCGAATCGGAGGAAGGCGAAGAGACTTATGGCGCGCCGACTGTTTTGGCAAAAGCCATAAAAGCGGATTTGAGCATTGAGCTGGCGGAGGCATTTCTCTATGCGGATGATGGAATCGCCGAAGCTGTGAAGGACTTCAAAAGCGGCAAGCTCACTCTGGGCGTAGACGACATCGGCATTACGGTAGCAGCTGACCTGACCGGGGCGACGACCGATGAGAATGGGGTTCTGATCTCCGCCAGCGAGAATATCGGCCAGCCGGTGGCGGTGGGCTTCCGGGCTCAGAAGCCGGATGGCAGGTACCGTTTTTTCTGGTTGTATCGCGTGAAGTTCGGCTTCCCCGCCGCAAATTTGCAAACAAAGGGCGATTCGATTACCTTTCAAACACCCACGCTTGAGGGCACCGTCATGCGGCGCAACAAGCTGGATGGCCTCGATCGGCATCCCTGGAAAGCGGAAGTCACGGAGGGCGTCACAGGGGTTTCGCCCACCGTCATTTCAGGGTGGTTCACACAGGTATATGAACCGTCATACAATGAATAACTGATATTGGTTTAAATTAATCATAAGGCTCGGAGCAATAAAAATCATCTCCGAGCCTGTTATTAAGCCATTCAAACGCCATGCATTAATTCAATAAAATCTTTATGATCTTGGTTATATCCGCGATGGCCTTCTGCTTGCCGGTTCCCGCCTTGATGATCAAGCCCCGGAATAGAGTGATCATTTCATCCTCGCCTAATTTTTGCATGGCATCTTGGAGGGAGAAGTCCGCCTCTGCTTCAGGAACAGGTTCGTCCGTACTTGCCTCCGCACCAAGCGTGGTGTTTTCTTCGGTAGCGGATGCGGTGTTCTCTTCAGCGGACGGAAGAGTGGTTTCCTCCGGCTTATATGTCTGCTCATATTCAAAAACGGCCTTACCGTATTTGTTTTCTTTCAA